CAGTCTAATAAGCCGGTTCACCCGGTTTCAGTAATATTACTCTATTTTTAAGAAGTTGCAACTATTTTTAAAACAAAAAAGGGGCCGAAGCCCCTTTCCGTCATTCAGTGCTAATTAAGCACCTTGTGAACCAAACACACCTAGTGGGTCTGAGTAGCCGAATGAATAACGCTCACGAGCCTTGTAACGTACGTTACCAGTATCGAAGTCGCCGTCCATGCCGGTTTGCATTGGTGTACGAACGAAGTGCTTCAAGCCGTTAGGTACATCAGTAGTCAAGAACCAAGCGTTTGTATCTGTCAAGAAGTGGTTAACTGTGTAACCTTCTGGGATAGAACCGTTGTTCTTAATTGCGTTGATGTCGTTATCAGCTGTACCAACACGAAGTTCAGTTTCCAACAAGCGAGTTGCAACGAATTGCAATGCTGGTGGGATAACCAATTTCTTAGGCTTAGCAGCAATCAAAAGACCACGCTCGTCTGTCCAAGCAGCGATTTGAATAACTGCATTTTCCAATGAAGTTTCGTTCAAGTCAGCTTGAGTAGATGGAGTGTTACTGTTAACACCACCAGAAACTAAAGGATGCTGTGTAGAGAACAATGCAACGCCGTCACCACCAGTAGCAGTGAAACCGTTGTTCAATACGTTAGCAGCTTTAACTTGCTTAGTGTATGCCATAGCACGAGCTAGAGCTTTAGTGTAGCGACCAGACAATGAGTCATACAAGTTGTCTTCGATAGCCTCTTCAGTCAAGCTGAAGCCTAAAGCGATAGTTTCGTGTGTATAGCGAGCTGTGAAAGCTTCCTGAGCATTGTCATAAGCGATGGCTGAGCCTTCGTTTTTAACAGGAGCTGCAGAGAAACCTGACAACTTTGTTTCTTCTTCAAATGAACGCTCAGAAGTCTCTGTTTCGTAGAGTTCTTTGTGTTCTTCACCATAACGAGCGTATTCAAGTCCGAACAATGCGTTCAATCCCGGTAGTAGCTCTTTTAAGAGTTGTGCACGTGAAATAGCCATTTAAATGCTCCTTAATTAAGCCGCATAATTAATCGCTGTTGGGCGAGTAATTTGTGGGTTGTTTAACTTAACAACTACTTCAACGAACGCATTCGTGCCGGTAGCAGTCTCTGGAACTACAGAAACGCAACGTAATGGTAGTGCAGCAGCAGAACCGTTACCGTCTGTTGGAAGTAATGCTCCAGTGCTTGAATTGCCTGTGATTGTAGAACCACCAGCGCCTGGGTCCACTGCCAAGTTAATACCTACAACGCTTCTATTAACAGAAGTAACAGCGTTTGAAGAAGTAATAACAGCAACTTGGAAAGCAGCCATTGGATCGTCAACAACATAAGCAATAGCGTTAGTTACTGAAGTGCCTGGGTAGTACTGAGACTGAATAGTCTGACCAGCTGCGTTTGTGTACTGACAGCCCATAAACACGCCGTAAGTAAAGTTAGCAGCGGTAGTTGTAGAGTCATTAGTTACACCTGATACAGCAATTGTGCCACCTGCAACTAAAGCCACAATATCCCCGGCATAAATCGCAGTATTGTAGTTACTTGCGATTGGCAATTGACGGGTTGCACCAGCGTAGGGTTTGCCATCCACGCTGTTGATTGGGCGTAAGCCGTAGGGAGCTGAAACGGTTGGATAAGCCATTATAAAACTCCTAAATTAAAAATTAAAAAATTACTTGCCTTTGCCGAACGTCGTTGTAGACTTTCTCTCGTTAAAGATAGGCATACGCGGGTCGTTCTCTCTCATCAAGTTGTTATCTACAGCTAGAGTCTGAGCAGCAGTTTGGTCAGCATAATATTTATTACGTTGCTCAACTAAATCCTCAGGCGTCTTGCAGAGTACCAACCCACCAACCTCAATATTGTCTTTAAAACGACTATTGGGGTCGATTAGCATTTGCATTTTCGGCTGTTCTTCAACGCGGACAGGCTCCCAACCTTCTCGAATCGCTCTAGAGAGATTACGAGGGTCTGCTTGACCATTCATTGAAACACGAATCCATCTGTACTTGTATCCCGCTTGCTTATCCGGTTCCGGAAGCAATTCAGCTGGAGCCCATTGCTTAACGCGCTCCGTTTGTTGACGGTCATCAAGTTCTCTTTTTAATCTGTTTTCAGCCATTATCGGGCCTCCATTTTTAGCACTTCGCGAACATATTGTTCAGGGGTTATACCAAGTTTCTTAATAGTCGCCATTTGCGTATTCGTTAACTTAATCTTTTTAGACCCAGTTGAACGCGTCGCTGGTGCTACAACGGTGCTTGGCTTCGTACGTTGAGGCTTATCAGCTTCAACAGTTTCTTCTTGTGATTCCTCGAAGTTCTCAGGGAATCGTTTGCGCATCGTGTTATCAATACGCTGGTAGTACTCGTCGGTTGTCGCATAGCTTAAACCGTTTTCTTTTACTAACTTTTCGTGCAGTCCTAGCGCTAACGCTGTCATCTCTTCATCCTGACCAAACCACGTATTTCGCTCTTGCCACGAAGCCGCTTTTGGGTCTCTCTTTGGAGAATCATACTGCTGTTGTTGAGTTTGTACCTCAAAATTATCTTCTTGTAAAGGGGCAGGTTTAAAATTATTTACCTTATCTGCTCTAATCTTAGCCGCAGCAATCTTTTCCTGTGCTTCTACAAGTCTATCTGAGTCACCTGCGTCGTACGCTTCTTTGTACTCACGCTTAGCCATTTCAAGCTCACGCTCTACAGTTTCTTTAAAAGACTCCTGAAGCGCCTGTTCCCCAGTACTTAAACGGGCTTTTAGAGATTTGTTCTCTTCTAGCATGCGTTTAGCAACGGCGAGGGCTTCTTGCTGTTCACGCAAAGCACGTTCTTTTTCACGACGCTCGTCGTGCCAAACACGCTTCATGTTAATTAGCTTGTTTTTAACCTTATCGGTGTATTCGTCAAGTGGGTCTTTTTCCAAGTCCTCAACGATTTCTTTGGCTAGAGGCTTGCGGTTACGGTCCTTTTCAGGGGTATCGTCTTCAACTTCAATCTCTAACTCAGGTTCTTCAACCTTAGTTTCCTGTTCTTGAGCTTTTTTAGCCTCAATTTCATCAGGGAACTCGAATTCTACTTTCTCAAATTCAGCCATTTATAGCTCCTTATTTACGTTTAATGCCACGTGGGTCGTCAACTACCGCTTCCACGCTGTCATCATTAATGATTCTGAACTCACGACCGTGAATAACTAGGCGTGTTCCAGCATTTGGTCTAACCAAAATGAAGTCGCCCTTTTTGCACCAAGCACCACCTGGGAATCTAGATGTGTCTTTGTAGCAATCTGGACCTAAATCAACTACAAATAACACGGTAGTTAATAGCTCTTCAAAATGCATAGTTGTGTCAGCCTTGATAAGGCCGCTTTCGTACGTTTCCTCAATCTCAGGGATAGCACATAGAATGCGATAGCCAGAAGGTTTTGGAAGTTGGGACGCTTTCTCTTCATCGGTCTTGTCCATCAAATTTGATAGGTCAAGAGCTCGACTTAGGTCAAGTTCATTCATCGGATTGCTCCATTCTCTGTTGTAGGTCTAATACATAACCACGAGCAGTGAGCAGACCTTTAATCTCACCACAAGTTCTTTTGTACTCCTCGAACGACTCAGGTCTCCCTGTAGATACGTGTTCTTGAAGTTGTTGTACTTTCTCGTCTAGCTGTTGCACTAGTATTTCAAGAGCGGTCATTAATCACCTTTCTTTTTAACTTCCTTCATTAGTTTAGTTAGTTCAATCATGGACTTTTCCTTGCTACGAGCAATGTCAACACCCATTCTTGTACCTTCTAGTTCCTGCTTAAACTCTGTATCTTCCTTATCTTTGGCTATCTTTGCGCCAAGTTCGGTTGATTTTGCTTCTGCTGCATTCATAGCTTTGAACTCTTCGAGCTCAAGCTGCTTAGCTCTAAGCATGATGTCTGCTTGGTCCTTAGCCTTCTTACGCTCTACCTCAGCACCCTTAATCATCATGTCCTGCTGCTGCATCTGTACAACAGGGTCTTGGGCTGCTTGCTGAGCTTGTTGAGCCTGAATCTCAGCTTGATTGATACCAAGAACTCGTTGAGCTCCTTCAGCAACCAAACGTGACAACTCAACTTCAACTTCCTCTGGAAGACCTTTCTCTTCATCAGGCATAGGCAATGTGATGCCTAGTTGTTCTTCTACCTGACGACGGTATGCGAAGCCTAAATGTTCTGCGATGTGAGCTTGTAGAGAGGCCATCAACGCCTGACCGTTCGGACTCTGACCAATCATCGCCGCAATCTTCGGGTCTTGCATGAACGCTACGTGAGTCGTGATGTGAGCCTGATGGTCTTGGTAGATGAACGCCTTGAGTGGCTTGTTTGTAATCGCAGCCATGTTCTCTGACACTGGGTCTACCGGCTTCATATCATCCTGTAGAGGAATCAACTTCTGAGCATTCTTAATACCCAACACGTCCAACATCTGACGATGTAACTGTGGCATGTCGTAAATCTGCGGAGCACCTTGAGCTAACTGAAGCACCGCCTGATACTGAACAATCTTTTGCGCCATGGTAGCGGCGTTAGGGTCTGATACAGGAATAACATCTACCTGGTCATAGTCTGATTGCTTAGCTGAACGGTCACCTTCTTCTGGCTCGTACGGATAGCTTTCTGGTGTGTAGTCACGAATAATCGCTTTCAACAACTTGAACTCTTGACGCATCGAGTAGTGGATGCGAGCCTGCACAGCACTCATTGTCTTGAGGGTTCTTTCCAAGATGGCTAGAGTCGTTCCCACAGGAGCATTTGCGCTCATGTCAGAAACCTTCATGTCACCAGCTGAAGCAAAACGACGACCTTCTTCAACAATCGTACCTAATAGGCTATACAAAACCTGACTCGGTTCCTTGTACGGAAGAGGCATCAAGTTATCTTTAATGGTGCCAGAGGGCACGTCCACATCTCGGAATTCGCCTGGTGCTATCGGAGTATCATCTCCTTTAACACGCAACCCTCTGGCTTTGAAGCCGCCTGGCAAATTACTTAATGTACCAGCATCAACTAGTTGTCTTATGAGAGAAGTACCAGACTTTGCAAAAGCACCCACAAGATGAATAAGACCAAAACAGTAAAAACCAAAACCAGGCACGTAGCCATAGTGAACAAAGTGCTGACGTTTTTGATGAGTTTCATCATCTGGGTTCCAGTTCCTACGAATCGCTAAAATCTCTTGTGTACCTTTTTCAAGAGTCACAACGTACGGCAACGCTATGCCTGTTGGTTCTCCGTCTTCATCTTTGTGCTCAAAGCCTGGCAAGTCCAAGTCAACGTGCATCTCAAGAATCTTATATCTATCATCAGACGTCGCCTTGAAGCCCATCTTCTCAGCAATCTTCTTCTCAACTTCATCAAGATTGTTTTCAGGAGAGCCTAGGTCAATATCACGATAGAAGCCAGCAACTTGCAAACGACGTAACTCGTTCTCTGTTTTACGCATCACGTGTGTTACACGCTCCGCTGACTCTAAACTGCTAGCGCCGTACGGAACAACAATGTCTTCCGCAGGGATGAACATCGCCACTTGTCTTTCTAGCGATGGGTCATAGTAAATCTTCTTGAATGCGTTACCAGCTAGACCTAAGCCCCACAACATGCGCTCATGCTCAGGGCGGTACTCAGGCATTTTCTCCAACAACTGATAGTTCATGTCTTGCTGAACACGAGCAGCCGCATCTTTTTTCTCTGGAGTTTCTTTACCAATTAGTTGTGTCTTAACTGGGCCTTGTGCTGGAAACGTTTCCATGATTGTTTCAGACTGAAACTTAACAAGGGCTTCTGATAGTAGCGGGTGGTACACACCGCAAGCACCTTCCCATGGCTCAGCACGTTCTTCAATCTTCATACCTAATAGTTCTAGACCATCAACGTATGTTTGAATCCAATCTTTACGGGCGCTAATATCTTCGTCAAAATCACCTGTCAAATCACCAGCTAACTGAGCCAATGCGCCGCTATCTAATTCTTCTGCGAGGTTGGCGTTGAACTCATCCTCGTCTTCATCTTTTTCAATCTTCAGAATTGGCATGCCGTCTACACCAATAGATACAGACTCTGGGTCTTCAATCTCAATCTCGATTTCCGTTGGCTCTTCAGCAGCTAACTGCTCTAAACCTACTGGGGCTTGGTATAAACTCTTTTCAATTGCCATTTTTTATCCTGTCAATAGTAAGCCGCTTTTTTACGCGGCATTAAGGCGTACATGTCCTCTGGTTCATCACTTGGCAATCTAATAAACCCGCCTTGCCTGAACCTTAATAATGCTAATGTAGTGGAGTCTACCAAATCGTCGTTCGCTCCGCTAGGAAAATCGTTACATTCTTCAATAACTTCTTGTGCCCACCTATGGTCCGGCGCCCAGACAATCCCCGAATTGAATAAGTCCGAGACAGCATTAACCCTGGAGATTTTGTCTTGCCCCTTACCTGGGGTGAACTCACCGACCGGAACTCCCATACGCCGTAGTTCTTGATACAGCGCCGCCCCGTTGGACTTTTTCTCCACAATGAACGCATCTGGTTCCCAATCCTTGTATTCTTCAAGTACAAGTCTTTTAAGTTCCGGAAACTCCAAGCGTTTCTTAATTGAATTGAGCAAAATAATATTGTAGTTATTCGTTTCTTCATTGAAGAACACTCCCCACGTAGTCAGAGCGTTAAAGTCAGCTCTATTGTTCGCCTCTTGGGCAGCGTCCAGAGCCATGATGACAAACTCACACTGAGGCGGGTCTTCCCCTTCCCAAATCTGCCACCACTCTCTCTTAATAAGTGCTCCCTCCTCTGACACAGGATTCTGCATGTACTGAGCATTCCAGTAACGTATATCAAGAGCGGCCTTTTTAGCCAAAAGTTCTTCGACCGGCCAGAATTCAGGCCAAAGTGCGTCGCCATTATCTAAAATAGCAGGGAATTCAACGACTTCCCAGTCATCAACCTCGTCGTTCTTCACCATTTGGTTGACAATTTGTCCAGTTAGGTCGAGTTTTGACCATCTGGTCATCACAACAATAATAGCGCCGCCAGGCATAAGACGCTGAATAGGACCAGACTGAAACCATTCCCACGCTGGTAGGAAAACATCAGCCCTTCCCGTCTTTGCCTCCTGCTCGGAATGAGGGTCGTCAATAATAAAGAGGTCAGCACCGCGACCAGCAAGAGCACCACCAACACCGATAGCAAAATATTCACCTTGAAAGTTAGTTCCCCATCTAGAGGCTGATTTAGAGTCGGCTTGCAACTCTACTTGCGGAAAAATGTCCTTATAATTGTCTGAACCAACGAGGTTCCTGACTCGGCGGCCGAAATTAACAGCAAGGTCAGCCGTATGCGAAGCCATAATGACCTTCTTTTGAGGGTATTTACCCAAGAACCATGCGGGGGCCAAGTAAGAAATAAGTTCCGACTTGCCATGACGGGGGGCAATGTTGACAACAACGCGTTTCTTTTTGCCAGCAGCCACGTCTTCAAAGATTCTAGCCAATTTTTCATGGTGAGGACCTATCTTATAGCCTGGATATACATGTTTTACGAAGTCTAGGAAGTTATCTTTACCGTCTGACTGCACTTTTAGCTTCTTATATTGCCTAACTAGCTCTAAAGCACGACGTTTTTTAGCCTCATCCATGCTCGGAAGGGCTATTTCCAGTCTTTTTATGTCTTCGGGGGTGAGTACTTTACTCATACTTCCTTGAAATCAACGTCTATTGTGTTACTTTTTAGACTTCCAATGATTTCAAATAGTTCCTTCTCGACTTCCTCAAGGGGTTGTACCTTAACTGTGACTTCTGACCTTTTCTTAAATGCATCCACACCATCGACTTCTCCTAGTTTTGTCAAAGCTGCTACTTTTGTTTTCTGGTCTTTGGCATGCATCACCGTTTCAACCAGCTGATTAACTACAAATAGCTTTAGTTCTGCCAAATCTTTGACCAACATTTGGTCATATTCAGCAATCATCCCAGCCATATAAGCCAAAACCTCGTTCTTATACTGGGCTAAATTAATGTTGTCTTTGGGGTTTGCAATAATCCGCTTGGCTAGTTCTCTAGCCTCATCTTTATCTTCCTCGCTAGGAGCTAAGGGCGTGCCATTTAAATCAGCAACTAACTTAATAGTTCTGGCATGCATATCTAAAGATTCTTTTAGGGAAACGTCGGGCATGGCCTCGGTTGCCGACTTTGGCAAAGGCACATCTTCCTCGATTGTAGGCACTATTGTTGTCATCGTAAGGGCATTGCGCTCCAGTTTCACTACGAACGAATTACATTCGGAGTAAGGGAAGTATATATTAAAAAAATAATATGTGATGGAGTATTCACCACTTAAGTCGTAATTAATCCGGGTACTCGTTTTTAAAAAAGCCCGCAAACCCAATACCGGCGTGGCTTACAAGCCAGATCTCACGACCCCCAATATAGCTAAAAACGGGGTTATTTGTAAAGTTAAGTTTGACAAAATTTTTATAATAATTTTTTTGAAAGGCGTTTTATTTTTGTGACGGGGGGGGGTTTTGGGGTACTAGTGGAAAGTCGTATAGTAGAAAGGTTACAGGATATTTAGCGTCGCCGAGCCGACGTTACAAACCACATTCCCCCATCAGTAGTGTAGCAAACTTTGGATTTTTGTGGAGTTATTTGCGTGGATTATGGGGTATGGGGGCAGGCGGGTCCCATCTGACATATATCGGGGGATGGGGTATGGTGGGGTCTAGGCGCCCAGAAAACTTGACAAATACCGTCATCTAAGAGATAATTTAGTCATAGGTTGAAGGAACTAATCGGTTCTACCTATTTAGTGAGGATGTTATGAAAACTAAGACTTTTGATAGTTTCTTTGGAACAAAAGAAGTAACTAGAGATGCATTTATTAGACAGTGGTTAGGTACTACACATCAGTACTCACAGCTGTTCTACGGTGCAGACGATGGTAAAGCGCTTATAGATTTTCAGTTTGCGCTTGGAGAGTTAGCAGGTAAAGCGTGGGATAACCACAAGTAAACAACCAGGGCGCTTCGGCGCCCATCTTTGGAGGATGTATGCACTACAACGTAGACTATTCAGGTATGCCTGAAGATGAGCAAGTAAAGAAAGCTCTTAAAGATATTAAGGAGTTTTGGGGAACAACGCACTATAAGAAGTGTGTGAAAGCCCTACAAGAGGATGCAGGTAGAACATCAAGACGTGTTCTTATTATGGGTATGTCTTTTTCAGGTGTTGAGGGTTTTCCTGCGGAAGCATTTGTTGATACCTATTGGAATCCTCAGATGGAGTTGGAATTAGTTGGTGGGTTTAAGCAGTACAACAGCAAGTAATAAACAGTAGTTAAACAACAGGGGCGCTTCGGCGCCCCAATTAATCGGAGGATGTATGGTAGTTAAAGTAAATAGTTGGTTGTATAAGTTGTTGTTTAGATTACCAATATGGTTACCGCACTCGATAGAGCCGGCTCGTGTTGGTAATGATTTCTTTTCATATGCACGTATTACTTGGAGAAAACCAAAATGAAATACGATACAAAGTACGATATAAGAGTAGAAAACAACTATGTTGCTAGATGGTATGTAGCGCAGAACTATTTCGATGCGCTTGAGTTATTTAATATGTTATCTAAGGTTGCACCGGTAGTTGAGATGTGGTGTGGCACTAAGTTGATATCGGCTTACGGTAATAAGAAGTAACACTCAGTCCTGCCTAGTTATGAGCTAGGTGGGATTGATACCAGTTATTAGTCGCCGTGCGTGTTTGGCGTGTGCGTGGCTTTTTATTTAGCGGTTCACCATGTGCGGAACTTGACAAATAGCGTGGTCTAAGAGATAATTTGTTCATGGCTTCGGAACTAATCGGTTCTGACCATACTTTTTATAAGTGAGAAATTAAGATGCCTAAATCATCTAGCGGTTCAGTAGCACAGTTCGCAACATTTTATGAGCCTACAAGCTTAAAAGATTTTGCGGTTCGCCAATCAAGCCAAGTATTACTTGGTAAAGATTTAGCGAAGTGGTTTATCCATACTTACCCTGATTTTCCAAAGGGCTTTGAAAAAGGTGATGATGCCTTGAAAAAAGAACTCTTTGAGGGTTATCAGGTGACCTATGCCAATACAGATGGCGGTAGAGTTAGAGAGTATGGGTATGTTGAAGTGAATGGCTCTAAGCACTTTGTTGAGGTTACGCCAGACATGGCAACCAAGCCAAAGGCAGTAGAGAAAATCGGTGTTCATTACGCTATGAGTTTGACTGGTCAGGCTTTTGGTGCAATGGAAGATAAAGAGAAAAAAGAAGTAATCGGTAAGATTAGAAAAGGGTTTAGCAAGTATGCAAGTAATTGCTTTGGTAAATTGCTCTCTAACATTAACGAGGTTCAAAACGAGGGTAAACCTCGTGAGCGTAAAGCGACAGAAGATTTTATCAAGAGAGTAGAGGTTGCTCTTGGCAAGTTTGATAAATCTGTCGGTGTGGCTTTAGAGCGAGGTGACACTACCGCTCACAAAGAAGCTCACAAGCTTGCAACAAAGGCTTACCTCGCCAAGTATAAAGAGGTAGCTAAACTCAAGTAATTGAGTTAGTTCAAAAGGGTTAGGGCTTAGGCTCTAGCCCTTTTTTTTCGCCCTCGGTTTTTGAAACCAGTCCTTATTTGTGTGCGTGTGCTATGTTAGTTGCTTTGATGATACTAGGCTTACTGAGTAGCTCAGTAGCTCACGAGGGAAACCATGTTCTATGAGTTCCTTACCTGATGAACTATTACGCAGAGCCCCAATTTGAGACCAGTGATGTTTCTGTGTGCGAGCCAAGTGTGAGCAAGACAACTAATTAGCGGTTCAGCACCCGATGAACTACGCAAAGTTGGCCACGACATAATGCGTGGCGTGAGTTAAGAAAACGGTAGATGATAGGTTGTATCATTTAAGAAAACGGTAGATGATAGAAAACGAGGTTTTTTAAACTCGGTTCTGAAAAAAGTTGCAAAAAAGGGGTCAAAGTTCTAAAAAATTAGAACCGTGTTTTGCCTTGTAAATCAAGGACTTACGATGCGCCATTTGTAAAGGTTCCAAGGTTCTAATGTTTTTCAACATAGGGTGCTTGTTTTGCAGAAAAATACAAAGTCGTTCAAGCCTCTTGCTCGATGCAAAAACATAGCCCAGCCACCCCCCTATTTCACTAGAACCACTAGAACCTTAGAACCCTATGTATATATATATATATTTATATAATAATAATAATAATAAAAACAAGCACTTACCCCTTACCCCCAAGCCTCTTTCGGTTCTATTAGTAAACAAGGCATTTTTGGAACCTTTGGAACCCTCTACATTTTTCTTAAGTGTTTTACCCTGTTGCCCTAGATAAAAAAGATAATCACAGGGGGGGTTTATATGTCAAGTTATAGTATACTAATAGTGTAGAGGTTTGCTTTGATTTAACAGACCTTCTACTTAGCGGTTCATCAGGTGGTGAACTCTGTTAACTAACCCAACTATGTGAGGACATTATGGGACAAGTAAAAAAGCAGTATCAAGAGTGGGTAGAGCAACATCTACCCCAAGAAGTTGGCAACGACTTTATCAACGCATGGGAAGTAAACGAGGCATGGACT